TCTCATGTGTCTCGTCCTGTTGTGGAAATGTCGAGTGGTGATTCTAAAACTTCTCGTCTGGTGCGTCCTGTTGTTGAAATGTCGAGTGGTGATTCGAAAACTTCTCGTTTAGTTCGTCCTGTTGTTGAAATGTCTAGTGGTGATTCCAAAACGTCTCGTGTTGCCCAACCTGTTGTTGAAACTGTGGAATCTGAAGGTATTTTAGATCAAAATTCCTATGAAATCGTTAATTATGCTCTTCCTTATAATACTTATAGATTGTATACCAAAACTGGTGATGAAACAAAACAACGTTTAAACGGTGTTTTTATTCATGGCCGCTCTCTTCTTACTGTAGCTCACTTTCTTCCTTATTTTGACAATTGTGATTTCGTTATATTAAAAGGAATCAAACAAGAATTTGTTATTCCTCGTAATGAAATTTCAATTGCCCAAATAAAAACTACGTATGGTGAGGATAAAGATGCTATTCTACTTAGTTTGCCTAGATATATTCCTCCTCACAAATCTCTACTTAAATACTTCTGTCAACGTTCTGATTTGTCTCGTTATACTTCTGTTCCTATTTGTCTATTTGTTTTGCAAGAACAACAAAATCAGCTTATTATGTCTACAACTCCTACCCAAGCTGATAGTATAGATGGTCTTACTTATGTAAGCGGTGCAACTACCCTTGTAATGCGAAAAGGATATAAATATCGTTCTCGCACTGTAAAGGGTGATTGTGGCGCGCTGTTAGTAGCTGAAGCTCCGTCAATTGTTCGTAAATTGATAGGGATTCATGTTGCTGGTCAACCCGGATTTGGTTATGGATTGTCTTTGACCCGTGAAGATATTCAACAAGCTCTCGACTGTTTTCCCTTAGAGTCAACAATTGGTGATGCTGATATTCCGATCGCTCACTGTGGTCACTACACTCCTGAAGGTTCCTTCTCTCCCATAGGTGTAAATAAGGAAACTTATATGCAACCTATGCGTACTACTATCCGTGAATCTCTTATACACGGAAAAATAGCCCCAATAACTACTGCTCCTTCCCAATTGCGTCCTTCCCTCTTAGTTAATCCGCTCGAAGTAGGTTTAAAGAAAGCTGGAATACAACCTCCTTATATTCCGCAAAAATATTTAGATAGAGCCTATAAGAGTATTAAAAGTAAATTCCTCCATAATAATAAACGTTTTTGCCGTAAATTGTCTCGTGATGAAGCTGTTGCAGGTATCGAAGGTGAACCCTTTATCTGTAGCATGAACCGCCAAGCTAGTTCTGGTTTCGGTTGGTTGAAGAAAACGCCTCCTAACTATCCTGGAAAAACTTATTGGTTAGGTGCTGAAGAAAATTTCAAGATTGATGAAGAAGTTCACTCAGCTCTTGATAATTTTGAAACGTGCTTGAACAATAATGTGCGTTTGCCCGTTGTGTGGATTGACACATTGAAAGATGAACGTCGGTCTTTGGAAAAGGTGAAAGCTGGAAAAACGCGAGTTTTTGCTGCTGGTCAGATGGATTATATTATTCTATTTCGCCAATATTTTCTGGGTTTTATAGCTGATACTATGGAACGTAGAATTGATAATGAAGTAGGTGTAGGTATTAATCCTGAAGGTCCGGATTGGCAAAAATTAGCTCTCCATTTAACGAAGTTTAGTGATAATGTAATAGCTGGTGATTTCTCTAATTATGATGGTTCCCTATCTGCTCAGGTGTTGAAATTGGTACTTGATTTGGTCAACGAATGGTATGATGACGAATTTTCTAATCATAGATCTTTGATCTTTGAAGAAATTTGTCATTCTATCCATATCAATGGCTCTAATCTTTATCAATGGACTCACTCTCAGCCTTCTGGTAACCCCTTTACTGCTGTCCTTAATTCTATTGCTAATATGATTTATAACCGTGTTTGTTTTTATGCTTTAACTGAAAATACCCCATTAGCTGGTCAAAATTTTGAATCTTATGTTAGTATGATTGCTTATGGTGATGATAATATTCTAGGTGTCCATCCTGATGCTCATGAATATTTTAATTGTGCTAGTTTAACTCGTGCTATGTCAAAATTTGGTATGACGTACACTGATGAGAAAAAGACTGGAATGATCAATGATTTTAGACGTCTTGATCAAGTCAGTTTTTTGAAACGTTCTTTTGTTTTGCGTAACGCTCTCTGGCGTGCTCCTCTCGAATTAGAAGTTATATTGGAATCTCTTAATTGGATTCGTGGTCCCAATAATGATAAATTGTCTCTGGAACAAAATTTACAGACTCAATTGGAAAATTTAGCTTGTCATGGTCCTGAAATTTTTAACCAATGGATTGTAACGATTGAAAAAGCTGTACAATCTGTTAATTTGCAATTTCCTTTTAACACTTATGAAGGTTATGAGGAATTGCTCTTATGTCGCTATTTCGCCTTATGAAACTTGGAATGGTCCGTCTTATCTTATAGCTGTCCCTTAAGACTTTCGCGAATCCAAGTAGGAATTAATACTTCTTGTAACTTGTTCCTAGTGGAGAATTATTTAATTCTATTGACTAATGTTTGCCACTCTAAATATAGGATATTAGTCCAGCTCATCCGTAACTTGTTAGTTAACCATGTTATTTCCGATGTAAAATTTTGCTTAACTGCCGCCTTACTTACTACTATTGGTTCTGCCGTTGCAGAAAACTTGATCCAAACTGGTATTGAAAACTTGACCACCACTGTCTCCGGACTTGCCCTTGGCAGTGATGATGAACAAAACAGAACGGCTGAAGTACTTCCTCCGCGGGGTTCAACACAAATGGTTCAGAAAGAACAAGTAACCACATTCAAAGATGATAATGTCATATCCTCTTTTCAAATGTCTGGTTCTCTTTCTACTGTTTCTAATAACCTCACGAAAACCGAAGTAAATAATTTAGCTTCTCTGTTGGCTCGGCCTCAGATCGTTGCGACTGGCGAAGTTAATTCAGGCTTTCTAGAGCTACCACTAACACCTACTATTCAACAGGATGTTACTGGTTTAGCTCTGGCTCGTCTTGAGTTTCCTGATGCTTTGTTTGCTGCACCTCTTATACAATCAAAATTAGATTACTTTTCCTTCTTTAAAGCTTCTATTTGTATGAAAGCTGTATTTAACGCTCCTCCCTTTGTCCAAGGAAAGATCTTAGCAGTTGCTCGTCCTTTCTATCGTGATACTAACCTTGATTTTGCTCGCAATAGCGTTGCTGGTCTTACAGGTTTTCCTCACGTGGAGATAGATTTAGCTTCTGGTAATTCTGGACAAATTAAGATGCCATTCTGCGCTCCTTTTCATGCTTGGGATTTAGTCAACTATGCAAATACAGACACTAGTACCTTCACTTATTTCCTATATGTTTTAAATGAAGTTACTACTGCTGTTTTGCCTGTTGCTATTCCCTACACTATCTATGCGTGGTTTGAAGATGTAGAATTAACTGTGCCCACTCCTCAACGTGCTAGTTTAACTTCTTCTTCTTTTGTATCTTCTCCTACAAGTAAATTTAGACAACGTTTACCATTGCCTCAAGCGCAAGTTTTAGACAATGATTTACCTCCACACCAAATATTTGCTAATCTCCCGGCTGCTGGCTTTACAAACTCAGCTGGAGCAGATACAGGTGTAAGTCTTTCTTTACAACCCAGTGAGATGGTTCCTTCTCATGACATCATTACTTCTCAGGATGAGATGGATTTGAAGTATGTGTGTATGCGTGAATCCATGTTGGATAGATTTCTCTTTTCGACTACTGATGACGTATTTGCACAAATATTTCAAACTTCCGTTTCTCCAAATGTTTGTCAACATCTCCCTGGTCCAAACGCAGATGTGTTTTACCCTACGGTTTTAGCATATACTTCTTCTATGTTTGCTTTTTGGCGTGGTACTATTCGTTATCGAGTTAGTGTCGCAAAAACTGCTTATCATTCTGGAAGGCTGCGTTTGTCCTTTATTCCTGTTGTGAAAACTTTTGTTGTCCCTACAGGAACTGAACTATCTAATGCCTATTCTGTAATATGGGATCTTCGTGAATCCTCCGATATTACTATTGATATACCCTTTGTATATCCATTAGATATGGCTCCTATTTCTGGTCTTACTGGTATTGATTCTGTTCAACCTGAATTATCTACTGGTTTCTTCGAAATTACTGTTCTAAATCCTCTTCGTGCTTCTGAAACCGTTGCGCAGCAAGTTTCTTGTAATGTTTGGGTTTCTTCTCCCGACATGTGTTTTGCTGTTTCGCGACGTGTTCCTGGTATTCGCCCTTATCTCTCTGGTGATGTCCCGACTTTATTAAACGTAGATGTTAATTTTCCTACAACTCGTGCTCTAAATTTCAATGAGAATAGTTTTGAATTATCTTGGGATATTGACAATTCTGTTGCTCCGTCACTTCCTATAGAGAATCAAGATTATATTGTTGAGTTTTCTCCTGCAATTTCGTTTAATCTTAGAACTACATTAGGTAATAGCCCCATCGTCCGTTCCGTTCTTAAAGCTCGAACCCTCCCTGGAAATGATTTTGCTATCTATTCCACTACTATACTACAATCAGAAATAGTTAGTGGTGGTGCTGTCAATGAACCTGTAACTGCTGATAATCTTCAAGCTTTAGGTGTTGTATCCGCAACCTATAGTTTTGGAAATATTCAAGCGCAAGTTCTTGGCGATGTAGCCGAATCAAATTCAACAACTGAAGCAGTGCATTCTATGGAATTCATGCCTATGATTTCATCTCCTATGCCGAATATGGTCACTAGTGAACTAATTACAAACTTTAAAGATATCGCAAAACGACACACTTTGACGTTTGAGTTTGCTGGTGGTGAATTATTCTATCCCAACTACTTCAAAAATGTTATTCCTAATGGACAAGAGGCACAAATTAGCCTATTAGAGTTTATATCTCAACTTTACGTCATGAACTATGGTTCTCAAAGTTTCAAGATGTTTAGTACAGATATAAATTCTCCTCTTGTCGTATCCCAAACAATTAATGGTATTGTTGCCGCTCCTCCCTCTTCTTTAACTTCCATTAATGTAAATTCTGATATGCTTTCTGCTGTTCATTCTTCCTTAAATAATTTTCTAGAATTTCGTACACCTCATTTCTCTAATTCTGTTCATCGTGTTAATTCTCTTAAAATTACTGAAGACCTGTACGCCCCTGCGATTTCTGTAGCTGGTGGAACTACTGTAAATTATTTACTTAGAGCCGCTGGTGAAGATTTTTCTTTTGGCGTATTGGTTGGAGCTCCTGCTGTGGTGTTTATCAATGACAACTTACCTCAAACTGTTATTGATTTCTCTACAGCAACTAACTTAATATATAATAGTAGTACAAGATTTCTTACTTTTACAATTCCTAATGTAAATGTCCCAAATGGTTCTTACCGTTTTTATCTTGCTACCGACCTTATATTTGATTATGTAACGCTTACTGGGTCAAATCCTGTCATTCGATCCTCGATTAACGGTTCTATCAATGTGTTGGAAAATGTTTTCTCAACAACAATACTTAGTTCAGAAATTGTTAATCCGGGAGCCCTTGATGCTGCTGCGACCCTTGCTTCTATTCAAGCCAATGCTTTAATAGTTGCTGGTTATACATCAATCTAGTTATGTACCCACTGAAGTTTTTCTCCGTTCGACGGTTTCTTCAGATTCCTTAAATCCTGATAAAATTTAACTTAACTTTCATTATTGAATAATTTGGTAATATTTGTAGTATTATTAAATCTATTTTAAATTAAGGTAGTGTTCAACGCGAGGAACGCTCTGGAGAGGCAGAAAGCCCATGAGAGCATCGGCCATCCCGGGCTTCGGCTCGGGATCGGTACGGATCCCTGCGGGGAGCAAGGC